TAATAGGGGTATCGTATGCCTGTCGAACTGTTTGGCTTCTCTCTTGGTAGAAAAAAAGAGAGTGAAGCACTATCTTCTACTAACCTGACCGTAAAGCAATCGGGCAAGGCAAAATCCTTTGTCACACAAGAGATTGATGATGCGTATACCATCGATGCCGGTGGTGTGTTTGGCACATACGTTGATCTTGACGGCGCACTCAAAACCGAAAACGATTACATCAAAAAGTATCGTGAGATGGCGAACCAGCCCGAGTGTGAGCAGGCAGTTGAAGATATTTGTAATGAAGCGATTGTCTATGATGAACAAAGATATCCAGTGTCCCTCGTCACTGACTTTGTTGAACTTCCTGCATCTGTAAAGAAAAGTGTTCACGAAGAGTTTCGAAACATTCTGAGACTTCTGGATTTCCAGAATCGTGGGTATGAAATTTTTAGACGCTGGTACATCGATGGCAAAGGCTATTATCACATGATCGTTGATCCCAAAAATGTCAAAAAGGGTATCATCGAAATGCGTCCTGTGGATGCCGCAAAAATCAAGAAGATCGCAAAGGTTGAGAAAGACACTGATGCCAAGACTGGTGCAAAGATGGTCAAGAGTGTCAAAGAGGTCTACGTCTATCGAGAAAAGCCAGACGATCCGAAGGGTCTTGAGATTGCCCCCGAAGCCGTGAACTACTATCCATCCGGACTGATGGACCCATCCCGAGCAAGAGCAATTTCATATCTTCACAAGGCAATCAAACCTTTGAATCAACTTCGAATGGTCGAGGATGCAACTGTGATCTACCGATTGTCTCGGGCCCCAGAACGAAGAATCTTCTATGTTGATGTTGGTTCGTTGCCTAAAACAAAGGCAGAACAGTACGTCCGTGAACTGATGAATCGCTACCGAAACAAACTGGTGTACGATGCAACCACGGGTGACATTCGAGATGATCGAAAGTACATGTCAATGATGGAGGACTTTTGGTTCCCTCGTCGTGAAGGTGGTAAAGGCACTCAGGTGGACACACTTCAGGGTGGGCAGAACCTCGGCGAGATGGACGATGTTTTGTATTTTGAAAAGAAACTTTACAGAGCATTGAGTGTTCCTTTGTCAAGAATTGAATCTGACACCGGCTTCAACATGGGTCGGGCTTCAGAGATCGATCGTGATGAACTCAACTTCCAAAAGTTTATTCATCGTTTGAGAAACAAGTTCAATGTTCTTTTCTTGAATGCTCTTCGTGTGCAGTTGATTCTCAAAGGAGTCATCACCGAAGAAGAGTGGTATTCAATTGTTCAAGATCTGCGGTTTGACTACGTTTCTGATTCGTTCTTTACCGAAAGCAAAGATTATGAAATCATTGAATCGAGACTTCGTGTTCTTCGTGACATGAACGATTACATCGGTGAGTATTACTCCCGTGAGTGGGTGCGAAGAAACATCCTGCGTCAAACAGATCGTGACATGGAAGAGCAAGACAAACAGATAGATAAAGAAAGAGAACTGGGCATTCTTCCGCCTAAGTCCTCGGAGGGAATGGGCTTCTAATGATCGATCCAAGAATCAAGCATCTCGTCAATGAATCACTTGAAGATTTTCAATTTGAAGTTGAAAACAAACTCTCTCAGTTTGCACTTCATCAATTGAAACTTCGTGAAGAGAAGCAACAAGAACTTGATGTCGAAGATCAGGATACTGAAGAAACCCAAGACGCTGAAGAGCAGAAAAGTGAAATCGAAAAGAACGATGCCGAGGCTGAAAAGATCAAGGCAGAAACAGAAAAGGCTGAGGCGGATGCTGATGACATCACGCTCGATCCTAATTTTCAAAAAGAGTTTTTTCTTGACACCTTTGAGTACAAGGGCAAGGTGATCACCCTGAAGAAGATCGGAACAGGCAACAATGTTCCTGTGTCTGCATACGTCGATGGCAAGAGAACTGAAGTCTTTCTCACCATGAAGCAGGCGATGAAGGGCATCAAAAACATCATTGATTTGAAAGACAAAACAAACAAGAATGATGTCAAAGAAGCCACAATTGAAAATTTGAAAACCGCTGGGCGTGACGGTATTACTCTGAAGCACCTCGACGAATCGATGACTCACTTCACAAACAACGATGTCAACGATGTTTTGAAAATTTACAATAATCTAAATAGAGAGAACAAAGAAAGTTTTCAAAAAGAACTCATGTCCTCGCAAGATGATGCCGTGAACATGATTCACTTCTTCCAAGAAAGGCTAAAAAGGGATCTAGTATGACTGACCAAGAACCGAAAAACGAACTTGTCGATATGATTATGAACGAGCGGTTTGTCGCCGCTGAGGAACTCATTCGTGAGTCTCTTCAAACCAAGATCCACGAATCTTTGATTCAAAGAAAAGAAGTTGTAGCCGAGAATCTTGCTGCGAACATTGAAGAAGAAAAGCAGGACTACGAAAGTTTTTTCAAGTCGGCGATGAAGAAGTTCGGCATTTCATCGCCAGCAGACCTGAAGACCGATGCGAAGAAGAAGGAATTCTTTGATTACGTTGATAAAAATTTCAAAGGAATGAAAGAGTCATATGTGAACGAGGGTTCGTATGGCATGATGCGTCGGGGCAGAGTGGAGGGTGAACAATCAAACATCCCAATCCCAAACCCATTCAACCCCGGTGTGCCGACTATTGTACCTAGCATCCCAAACATCCCAAACCCATTCGACACTCCAATCTATTTCCCTCGCGTACCCGGTAAGAGAGATCCCGATGGTGATGGAAGACCGGGAACACCAGCACCCCCAGTTGAAGGTGAAATGCCACAAATGGATCCTCGAATGATGCAACAAATGATGCAACAAATGATGATGATGCAGCAACAAGGTGGCATGGGCGGTATGCCGCCTATGATGAACCCTCAGAAAAAAAAAATCTAAGGGTATTTCAAACACCGGGTCAGAAGGATATTGAAGTAGGAAAGGACTCTTCTCCCTTCAAGTTCAAAGGTTTCAAAAACCAAGACCAACAGTCGAGACTTCCAGATCCAATGGGACCGATGCAGGGCAACCCACTTGAGCAGCCCGGAAGTGCTGATCCGTATCAATCTGCGTCTACTCAAATCAGAGAACCCGGATCCCGAGCCGCACCTGAAGACAGGTACGATGAACTCACTGGTGAAATCAAAAAGCGTGCTGACTTTGGACTCGCCACGGGTGCTGTCCCTGTGCAAAGACTCAAAGCCGGATCTCTGACATCCACAGATCTTGATCGTGGTTTTGACGAATATGATCTAGAGGACTATGAAGAAGAGTCAATGGCTGGCGGGGACGCAATTGGACAGGGTGATCCAAGTCAGACACAACAACCAGAGACAAGAGAAGGCGATGAAGTTTTTCAAGCACATAGATATGATAGTGAAAGACTTCCTTTGTCGGATCCTTTCACACAGAATCTCAAACCAAAATTTGCGGAATTCGTTTCGCGTAGAAACCAAATTGCAAGAGGGAATTTCTAATGCTCCTAATCACAGAAGTAAACGACAACATCAATCTTGTCACTGAAGAAGTCAATGGTGAAAAACAATATCACATCGATGGCATTTTCATGCAGGCAGAACAAAAGAATAGAAACGGTCGTGTGTACCCAAACAAAACTTTGATGAACGAAGTTCGTAAGTACAACGATGAGTATGTAAAGCCAAGTCGAGCAATGGGCGAGTTGGGACATCCCGATGGTCCTCAACTCAATCTTGAAAGAGTTTCCCACTTGATCAAGGAACTTCGAATTGACGGCAATGATGTCTATGGAAAGGCAAAGGTTCTTGACACTCCTTACGGAAAGATCGTAAAGGATCTTATCAAAGAAGGTGTGAAGATCGGTGTTTCCTCTCGCGGCATGGGTTCGCTCAAGCAAAACAAAGATGGTATCAATGAAGTGCAAGATGATTTCTCTCTTGCCGCAGTTGATATTGTCGCAGACCCCTCTGCTCCCGATGCCTATGTCCAAGGTATCATGGAAGGCAAAGAGTGGGTGTGGGAAAACGGTATTCTCACATCAAAGGTTATTGAATCACATAAAGAAGTTATTGAAAAAACGGCTTCAAGAAATCTTGAGGAAGCGAAACTTTACTGCTTCGCAGATTTCCTGCGAAAATTGTAATTCGCTAAATACAAAGAACACATAGGAGAGTTCACATGAGTCTTGACAAAGCGTTAGAAACCGCCCGAGAGATCCTCGGCGAAGAGTCCTTTACCGATCCACGAAAACTTAGTGCGATGAAGGGTGCTAGAAATGCAACCGAGCCTGCCGCTAAGAAGAGAAGACATTCCTCCGGTGGAGAAGCCGAAGATGTTTCTGAAGTTCCCGGCATGAAGGGTGGTGCTGTCTCTGCTGATGGCACGACTCCTAAGATTGCCGAACCTGTCGCTGGCACTGCAAAAGCAGTCGATGACTTGGATGAATTCGAAGAAGAAGAAGGTGGTGTGACCACCCCTCCTCAAACACCGTTTGATCCTAAAAACGTGGCAGCATCTATGCCCAAGCCTAAACTCAGTATGCCAGAAGAAATGCAACGAATCAGACGATCCTCACACTATGAATCGGCTGACTTTGGTAATCTCTTCGACGGCGAGGAACTCTCAGAAGAATTCAAAGCCAAGGCTGCTATTGTGTTTGATGCTGCCGTTGACATGAAGATGGAAGAAGTTCGTTCTGAAATGTACGAAGAGTTCCAAGAAGCACTTCGTCAACAAGCCGACGCACTTGCTGACAAGATGGACGAATACCTCTCCTACGTTGTCGAAAACTGGATGAAAGAAAATCAAGTTGCAATCGACTCTGGTATTCGCTCTGACATCACCGAATCATTCATGATGGGTCTGAAGCAACTCTTCGAAACCCATTACATCAATATGCCTGACGAAGCCTACAATGTTGTCGAAGGTTTGAATCACAAAGTCTACGAACTCTCCGCTAGACTTGATGAGGCATACAAGCAAAATGTTCAACTCAAGGCACAGGGAACTAAGGCATCTGCCGAAGCCGTCTACGAGTCCTATACAAAGGATTTGACTCAGACGGAAGAGCATCGCTTTAGAAACCTCGCTGAAAAGATTGACTTTGATACTCCTGAAGAATTCGCACACAAGTTGAGCATTCTGAAGGAAAACTTCTTTACACAATCCGTCGCTGACGGTTCCAGCGACTCTTACGTTGCCCAAAAAACTCCTCTTGTTGAGGAATTTTCCATGACCGAAGAAGAAGCAATTGAGGAAACTCAACCAGAACTTACTCGCTCGATGGAGGCTTACACTTCCGCTCTTACTCGATCCGCCAAGATTGAGAAGAATCGAACCACTTCCTAATTAGACACTCATTCGAAAGGAAAAGAATATGTCTGACTCACTTTTAGTCGAAGGCCTGCGTGAAAAGTGGCAACCCGTCATCGAACACAGCGACCTTCCCGAAATCAAGGATGATTATCGCAAGAATGTTACTGCAATCATCCTCGAAAACCAAGAGAAGGCTCTTATGGAAGCCGAAATTGGTAACCACTCCGGGGTTGACTCCATCTACGGCGATACCTCCGGTGCTTTCAACAGCGTTGCAGGTTTCAACCCTGTTCTCATCTCTCTCGTTCGTCGATCCATGCCTAACTTGATCGCTTATGACATCTGTGGTGTCCAGCCTATGTCTGGTCCTACGGGTCTGATCTTTGCGATGAAGTCTAAGTTGGGTGGTCAAGGCTCTGCTGAAGCCCTCTTTGACGAAGCACCTACTGGATTCTCCCGCAACACGGGTCAGGCTGGCACTGCTGATGGTGTTGGTTTCCCTGTTTCTGGCGGAACTGGTGATCCTTTGGGTATCGTCGCTGGTGCTACAGTCGGTGCTATGACTGGTGGTTCCTTCGGTTCTGGTTTCACTGGTCACACCTCTGAAGGTATTGATGTTCGAGAGTCCGGTGGTGCTACTACTTCGTTCTTCGAAGAAAAGGATCGTACCTTTAGTGAGATGTCATTCTCGATCGACCGTCAATCCGTGGTTGCTAGAACCCGTGCATTGAAGGCTGAGTACACCTCCGAACTCGCTCAGGATCTCAAGGCTGTTCACGGTCTGGATGCTGAAACTGAATTGGCAAACATTCTCTCGGCTGAAATTCTTGCTGAAATCAACCGTGAAGTTGTTCGTTCAATCTACAGCAACGCGAAACTCGGTTGTCAACAAGCCGACCTGCGATTCAAGTCATCCGGTGTCTCCGCGATGGGTGTTCTCGGCGGCGGCGGTATCTATGATGTCGAGTCTGACTCCGATGGTCGTTGGAGTGCTGAAAAGTTCCGTGGCTTGATGTTCCAAATCGAACGTGAAGCAAACGTCATCGCTAAGGAAACTCGTCGTGGTAAGGGTAACTTTATCGTCACGACTTCCGATGTCGCCTCGGCACTTGCCATGTCTGGTTTCTTGAACCTGACCCCAACTCCTAACATCAACCTCGATGTTGATGACACTGGTAACACCTTTGCTGGTACTCTGAACGGTAAGATCAAGGTCTACATTGATCCTTACTCCAACTCTGGCAAGGACTATGTGTGTGTTGGTTATAGAGGAACCAGCCCATACGATGCTGGTATGTTCTACTGCCCATACGTTCCGTTGCAAATGGTTCGTGCGGTTGGTGAAAGCGACTTCCAGCCCAGAATTGGTTTCAAGACTCGATACGGTCTTGTCAACAACCCATTCGTGTCGGACGGAACTGACCGTTCCGATCCTCACGGTGCTGCCGCAGAAGGTAGAAACCAATACTATAGAATCTTCAGAGTTCTCAATCTCCACGGTGCGAGAGTCTAAGACTGAGTGTCTAACTCAATAAGGATAAGGGGGGCGAAAGCCCCTCTTATCTTTTACCTAAATACAAGTATGACTGATGCAAAAGGCTTTGACAAGAATCCATTCTTGGATTTCAATGAAGAATTTACTTTTACAGGTGCTACCAAAGATTCAATTTTGACGAAGGGGTTCAATCTCCCCGGTGTCACATTTGGTGCTGAAACGTCAAAACCTAATACACTGAGTCGTAAGCAGCCTGACAATGTAAACTTTTTGTATCAAAACTACTTCAGATTTCAAATTCAAGGATTTGATACATTCAACTATTTTTGTCAAACGGTGACTCTTCCCGGTTTCGGATCGCAGAGTGCAATTGAACAACCAACACGATTTACATCACTCAAGATCCCAAGCACAAAGGTTGCATTTGACAATCTCGAAATCGGATTCCTTGTGGATGAAAATATGTCAAACTGGAGACAGATTCAAGACTGGATGAAGACAATCTACTTGGTTGACAGCCACAAGGGACATGAGAAAAACTTCAACAACCAGTATCGTGATGCTGAATTGATTCTTTTGAATAGCAAGAGCAATCCAAATCAGCACATCAAGTTCAAGAACGTATTTCCTGTTTCACTGACTGGTCTTGAGTTTGATTCAACGATTACTGACTTGGCTCCTTTCACTGCGACTGCATCCTTCGCATTCGACACCTATGATTTCGTTGATCCCGAATCTGGATTTTCTCTCTGATTTTCTCTTGACACGCCCTTGACCATCTGTACACTACGAGTGTCAACGAGGAAAAGGGGAAAAGGATTACATTATGGAACTAAGTGATATTAGAAAAATGGTAGAGGCCGACGCTCGGATCGATGACACACAACTCGACACAGAATCGCTGCGGCTTCCCTCTCTTCATAACAAGTATTTGAATCTGTACCACGACTCAAAACTGCGTTTCGAAAAAGCAACAAATGAATACAATCGCTTGTATCGCCTCAAGTGGGAATACTATACAGGAAAGATGGATCAGGAGACACTGAAAGAGAAAGGTTGGGAGCCGTTTCAGCACAACATTCTGAAACAAGACATTCCAATCTTTCTAAACAGTGATGAAGATCTTTGTAAGAGAAAAGAGATCATCACATACATCAAATCAATTGTCGATTACCTTGAAGAAGTTGTGAAAGAGATTACCTTTCGACACACCAAGATCAAGAATGCGATTGAATGGAGAAGATTTCTTTCTGGAGCATAAATATGATGTATGCCAGATTATGTGATCGAGGACTTAGACTCCTGTAACATCAAAGTCCGATGTGAAAGACACCATGCAAAAGAGTTGTCTGATTTCTTCACATTCAAGGTTCCCGGCCACAAGTTCATGCCCTCCTATCGTGCGAAAAAGTGGGACGGGCAGATCAAACTCTACAACATGTACTCACAGAAAGTCTATGCAGGACTTGAATCATACATTGACAAGTTCTGCAAGGATCGTGGCTACACACTGGAAAGACCAGATAGAGCAAAAAGAAAATGGACAACAGACCACCTAGAATCGCTTCTGAGCGGTTTGAAGATTGAAATAGGGGGGAAGTCTGTAAAACCACACGATCACCAGAAGGAAGCCATTCTACACGGCATGAACAACGAACGTTGTTTACTTCTTTCTCCTACAGGATCGGGCAAGTCTCTCATCATCTATACGCTCATGAGACACTTCATGAACCTCACACCAGAGGACAAAAAGGTTTTGGTCATCGTACCCACCGTGGGTCTGGTTTCACAAATGTTTCACGACTTTATCGAGTATGGCGGGGAAGGCTGGAATGCCCGAACGCATTGTCACATGCTCTACTCAGGAAAGGAGAAAGCAACTCGCAGTCGAGTTGTGATATCAACATGGCAATCATTAGCAAATATGCCCGAAGAATTCTTTCAGCAATTTGGGACGGTCTTTGGCGACGAGGCTCATCTCTTCAAATCGAAATCGCTGAAACAAATCATGTCCCGCTTGACCACATGCCCATACCGTATAGCGACAACGGGAACACTTGATGGACTGCTGACACACAAGTTGGTAATTGAAGGTTTGTTTGGTCCAACAAAAAAAGTTGTGACTACAAAGAAGTTGATGGAACGCAAACTACTTTCTGACTTGACTATTGACTGCTTACTGTTATCATACAACGGAACTGACCGACAGTTCATGCGTAGAACACAGTATGCAGATGAGATAGAATGGATTGTGACAGACAATCGCAGAAACAAATTTATTTGTGACCTAGCGAAAAATACAAAAGGCAACACTCTCATACTGTTTCAATTTGTTGAAAAGCACGGAAAGGTGTTACACGAAATGCTCAAAGATTGTGACAAACCAGTTCACTTCATCTACGGCGGAACAGACGTAGAGCAGCGAGAAGAGGCTCGCAAACTGGTTGAACAAACAGATGATTCAATCATCATCGCATCCTACGGAACTTTTTCAACTGGTGTGAACATCAAACGCCTAAATAATATTGTGTTCGCGTCACCTTCGAAGAGTCGAGTAAGGGTGCTACAGAGTATTGGAAGACAACTTAGAAAGTCTGTCCACAAAAGCACCGCCCGACTCTACGATCTTGTGGACGATTTGTCATGGAAAAAATACGTCAACCACACGCTGCGTCACTTCCATGAGCGTAAAAAGATCTATGACGCAGAGGGCTTTGATTACAAAGTTATCAAAATGCCATTACAAGGAGAACGGAATGAGTAAGACCCCCTTTAGAATTCTCAAACTGAAGAGCGGTGAAGACATTGTTGCACAGTTGGTGCAAAACAAAAAAGAGACAATCACAGTAGACCGACCGATGGTCATCAAAGTGATGCATTATGTCGAACCGATGAGTGGAATGAAAAAGGAATCTCTTGTTCTCTATGACTGGCTTCGTGCATGTATTCCAAACAAAGCAACGATTGAAAAGTCTCACATTCTCTCGATCTTTGACGCAGACCCAGAAATTTTGAAGGTCTATGAGATTCAAAAGAAACTTGACGATGAAAGCAAAAAGGGATTTACAATCGACACCAAGCCACCAAACACGATCATGAAAATGCCAAAGAACATGGGTGGTATTGATAATCTTTTGAAAGCAGTCCAAGATCAATTATCAAATAAAGAGGACATGATCAACAAGATTGAAAGCGACATGGAGTCATTCATCGATGAGGTAATGGACGATCTCGAAGAGGGAGATGCCGATATCGAAATTGTCAAGGACGAGGATCGAGGTTCCGGAGAATCGTACACAGACTGGTCACCAAATCCAGAAGACTACTTGACATAACAAAAAATCGAGGTACATTATTGTAATGGCAGGGGAACACTACATTGACAACAAAAAGTTTTTTGACGAAATCGTTTCGTGGAAACGAGATGTCAAAGTAGCAGAAGAGGCAGGAGATCTCACACCACAGATCACTGAGTACATCGGTGAATGTTTTATTTTGATCGCCGAGCGTCTTTCGACCCGACCAAACTTTATCAACTATTCCTTTCGTGATGAGATGGTTGGTGATGCCATTGAAAATTGTTTGATTGCTGCGAAAAACTTTGATCCAGAAAAGTCGAGCAATCCGTTTTCATACTTTACACAGATCACATACTTTGCTTTTCTTCGTCGAATCCAAAGAGAAAAAAAGCAAGACACGATCAAATACAAACTTATGGAATCGGCAGATGCGAAGGGGGAACTCGCAGCCATGCTAGATCCAGAGGGAAGTCAAAAAGATCCATACGCAGCACATTTGAAGTTGACTGAAAATGACATCGTGAACATAGAACCAAAAAAGAAAAGAAAGAAAAGAGCCAAAGGCTCCACTGGTGACGGAGAGTTATTTTGAAGATCGCAATTATCACCGACACGCACTTTGGTGCGAAAGGTGATTCCCAACAATTTCTTGAATACACACTCAAATTTTTCGATAACATCTTTTTTCCAACCCTGAAAGAAAGGGGAATCGTAGATGTTCTTCACTTGGGTGATCTTATGGATCGTCGAAAGTATGTGAACTTTCATACGCTTCATCAAATGCGAACTCGATTTATGGATCGTCTCGAATCAGAAAACATCAACGTACACTGTATTGTTGGCAATCATGACACCTACTTCAAGAACACAAATGAGGTGAACTCACCAAAAGAATTGTTTGATGAGAAGTATCCAAACTTTCACATCTACACCGAGCCTGTTGTCATTGGTCTTGGAAACAAAAACTTTGCACTGGTTCCGTGGATCAACAAAGAAAATCAAGACGAAATTTTGCAGTGGGTCCATCAAGTGAATGCACCGATTCTCTGTGGTCACTTTGAACTCGATGGCTTTCAAGTCATGCGAAACGTCAAGCACTCGGGTGGTCTTGATTCGAGATTTTGTGATCGGTTCGACAGAGTGTGGTCTGGTCATTTTCATCAGAAGCATGAGCAGAACAATGTCACCTACTTCGGTACTGCATACCAAATGACATTTTCTGATCTCTTCGAAAAGAAGGGGTTCCACATCTATGACACGGAAACAGATGAAATTGAATTCGTCGAAAATCCATATCGTTTGTTTCATGCCATTCCGTATCGTGACACTCTTGACATTGATGCAATTGACTACACTCAGTACAAGAACTGCTATGTGAAAGTTTTTGTTCACGACAAGAAGAGTCCGGCAAAGTTTGATCGAATGCTTGAGCGAATCTATGCCGAGTCTCCAGAGAGCGTAACATTCCTTGAAAACGAAGCGAACGATCCTGTCGATGATGCAACCATCGATGAGGATGCTTTGTCTACAGATACCTTGACACTTATCAATCAACACGTTGATGAGTCATTTCGTGATGACCCAGAAGAATGTGAGAGGCTGAAAGAAGTGTTCAAGGACTTGTTCCTTGAAAGTTTTGATCTATGATTGAATTCAAAAAAATTAGATGTAAGAATTTTGGCTCTTTCGGAAATCACTTTACTGAGATCGATCTCAATCGGCATCGCACCACTCTCGTTAGTGGTCTAAATGGACATGGCAAATCATTTGCACTGCTCGACTCTATCACGTTTGCTTTGTTTGGTAAGCCATTTCGAAAAATCAATATTCCTCAACTGGTGAACTCAGTCAATGAAAAGGACTGTGTGGTTGAGGTTGAATTCAATATCGGCGATGCCGAGTACAAGATTCATCGGGGACTCAAGCCAAAGAAGTTTGAAGTCTACAAAAATGGTGAATTGATGGATGTGATTGCCCGCTCCAAGGACTACCAAAAGATGCTTGAGGATCAGGTTCTCAAAATGAACTACAAGTCTTTCACACAGGTGGTGATCCTTGGAGCATCAGCGTTTGTTCCATTCATGCAACTGTCGGCAGCAGATCGTCGAACAGTCATTGAGGACATTCTTGATATTCAGGTGTTCTCAAACATGAACTCTGTTTTGAGAGACAAGTCATCTGCCATCAAAAGTGAAATTGGTGAAATCACAAGAAATCTTTCGATCAACAAAGAGCGAGGAACAGGTCTTGTCAATCTCATCAAATCTTTGGAGAAGAAGAGCGGCGAGCAGTTGGAAAGTTTGAACGAAGAAGTGCGTGTCGCAAATGAAACCATCGATACGGCAGAACTGGGAATCGCTGAGATTGATAAAAAAATTAGTGATCTTCTTTCAAAAATCTTAGATGAAAAGACAGTCAATGATCGTATTCAAAAATATGCACAAGCCAGAATGCGGATGAATCGAGAGATCAAAGAAAATGAAAAGAATAGTCGGTTCTACACGGACCATAAAAACTGTCCTACCTGTCATCAGGCAATCTCAGAAGAGAGTCGAGCCGAAGCCACGGCAAAAGCCGATAACGTGATTGACACATTGAATACGGCACTGCGAGAACTGGACGAGATGGAAAAACGACAAATTGAACGAAGCAATGAGATTGCATCGATTCAGAAAAGTATTGAAGAACTAAGATCGGATCGGATCGCATTCGTTACGACGCAGAAGACAGCAAAAGGTCGGGTGCAGGCGGTCGAAAATCGAAAAGAGAAACTTCAAGAGACAGAAGATGGAGATCTGCAAGATGTCAAGTCACAACTCGACATTGTGGCACAAGAGCGGGAAAAGTTGATCAAGAGAAAAGAGGATCTACTGATCAAACAAAACACCCTCACGCACGCAGGACACATGCTCAAAGACTCAGGTATCAAAGCCAAGGTGATTCGCTACTATCTTCCGATCATCAATGCACTGGTGAACAAGCATCTCAAAGAGATGGATTTCTATGTTTCGTTTGATCTGGACGAGAACTTCAACGAAACCATCAAGAGTCGGCATCGTGACAAGTTCTCATACATGTCATTCTCCGAGGGTGAAAAGATGCGTATCGACCTTGCCATTCTGCTTGCATGGCGTGAGGTGTCAAGGCTCAAAAACTCTGCAAACACCAATCTGCTGATTCTGGACGAGGTGTTCGACGCATCACTGGATGCCATCGGTTCCGATGATTTCTTGAAATTGCTGGACAACCTTTCAACAAAAAGTCATATTTTTGTGATCTCACACAAGGCAGATCAACTGGTGGACAAGTTCCAGAACCAGATTACCTTTCAGAAGCAAGGAAACTTTTCCCGACTTGTCTAAATAACTAAATAACTGGACAAGGGGAAAATTTTCATGAGACTCAATCCAAGACGAAATCGTAGTTACATTTCAGAGGAAGGCCCCGGAACATTTCCTCCAACGTGGTGGGATCCCGATGGTGATGGACAACCCGGACCAATTACTATTCCCAACATTTTCGATCCAGAGAATCCAGTCAAAATCCCCAATCTACCGTATCCAGTAGATCCAATTGAAATTCCAAACATCTTTGATGATGAAAATCCAATACGACTTCCCCGACCACTCATACCGGGGGATCCGACAATTTTCCCAACTCAACCAATTTTCAAAAATCCAATACAAATTCCAAATCCATTCAAAGAACCCATCTATTTCCCCGGTGGTATTGAACCCATTGATCCCGATGGTGATGGAAGACCGGGAAAAGTAGGTAGAGACTATGAGCCTTGGTGGTGGGACGATCCAATCGTACACCCAAATCCGGGTCCGCCTCATTATCCAGCAGGCGCACCTTGGCCTCCTCCATGGCCAGATCCACTTGGTGATCCCCCAGACTGGTGGCCTTCAGGTTGGAACTGGCCTCCAGATTTGCCAAACACATATCCTCCCGGTCATCCAGACAATCCGGATGAAAATCCGCAACCCGAATTTCCGGAACCTGAACCAGATTATGGTGAACCTCCGGACAGATATCCAAGTAGACGTAGGCGACCTTCGGAATTCCCACCCCCTTCAATTGATATGCCGGATCAAGGAGGAGTACAATAATGTACGGAATAGAAGAAGAACGTCCAGAGGGTCCAGTTCGACCATCTCCTGTGCATCCGTGGTTCACTCCGCAGCCATACAAACCACCACCGGAGCCTGATATCACTCCGGGTGTACCGTTCGAGGTTGATCCAGATTTTCCCGGTCTACCCGATCCCTTTGATCCCACACCATTTTTTACACCTCTAGATGTGCCTCTGGATCCCGGCATTTACAAACCATTTGGTCCGGGTGGTCCGGGTGTTCCTATGGACCCAAGACTCATACCATTTATGCCGAAAAGCCCGTTCCCATTTAGAATCCCAAAATCTATTCCGATAGACCCAAATAACCCATTTGATATTCCGGGCCCGAGTGAGACAGAGCCACCAGACTGGTGGCCAGATGATATTCCTTGGCCAGATAATAATCCTTTGGAGATTCCTATCGACATTCCCAATTTTCCTTGGGATGATCCAGACGAAAATCCCTATGCTCCCTTCAATCCGTTTGATCCTGAGCATGTAGATCCGTTAGGTGATCACGATGATGATGGCAGACCAAATTATCTTGACCCACAGAATCCATATTACTTTCCTCCCGGCGATCCAGATCCACCAGAAGAGCCGGAAGACCCGGAACCTGCTCAAATGCCGGTGCGAGGTGGTCAACTTGATAGATTAGGAGCCACACCAAATCAACCTAAATTGACTTCTGATTTTTCTGTGCCTAATGTTGAAGGTGAACTTGCAAAAAGAGCAGCCCAAGCCATGTCTAGACAAAACAAAAATGGAATGATGCGTGGAGGGTATTGATGGCAGAGTACAAAGGTAAGAAAGTCAAACTCGACGATCCGTTTCGTCTTCCATCTGGCTCCGACAAAAAGTTCGGTGTCTATGTGAAGAATCCGTCTTCGGGAAATGTGATCATGGTGAAGTTTGGTGATCCAAACCTTTCAATCAAGCGTGATGACCCTGAGCGTCTGAAAAACTTTCGTGCAAGACACAATTGTGCCGAAAAGAAAGATAAGACCACTCCCGGCTACTGGTCATGCAAGTTTTGGGAAAAGAACAAACCTGTATCAAAACTTTTGAAAAAGGGTGATGTGAGCGAGGCACACTGTGAGGCAGAAACAGGAGCCATGTTCATGAACCTTACTCCGGCTCAAGCAAGAAAAAAGCAGGCTCAGATTTCGAGTAAAGGTGTCTTTGGATACAAGAATGCCAAGGCAGAAGCCGAGCGTATCAAAAAACTCTACCCCAAGAACAATGTCACAATTATGCAGCATCCGAAAAAGGGTAACTTCAAGTTTGCCACGGACAGTATTGGTATTCGTAGATTGGAAAATCAAGGATTTGAAATGGTAGAGGTGATCAAAGAGGACTGGTCGAAAAAGTACAAGGACTCGATTGACTGCGACAATCCAAAGGGTTTTTCACAAAAGGCTCACTGTCAAGGCAAGAAGAAGAGAGCCGAAGAAGAGCAAGAGTGCAACTGTGGTTGTGATGATTGCATGAAAGAAGATGTGAACGAAGTATACAAAGACTCTGGACTTGGCGACTGGTTCGGCAAAGGCGGAGGCGGCGGCAAAGAAAAGGGAGGCTGGGACAGATACAACGCATCCGGTGAGCGTATTGGCAAGTGTGGTGATGCGAAGAAAGGTGATGCCTATTCAGCCTGTCTTTCCGCAGAGAAAGCCGATCAACTTGGCAAAGAAGGACGAGCAGAGTTTGTTCGACGCAAGCGGGCAGCACAGAAGAAAGCCGGAGACAAAGCCAAAGGTGGCGAGTCTAAAAAAGGTCAAAAACCAGTAATGGTCAAAACAGGAGCAAAAGGTTTGGACAAGAAGAATGAATCGTACATGTCGTTCGGTAAGTTTTTGCGTGAAGGTGAAAACAAACCAAACAATCCATCTTTGTGGAAAAAAGCCATTGCAAAGGCAAAAGAAAAGTTTGATGTCTATCCATCAGCCTATGCCAACGCTTGGGCATCGAAATGGTACAAGAGCAAAGGCGGGACTTGGAGTAAGAAATGAGACTCAACAAAAGAGGTCTAATGAGAGCCTACAGCGAGGGTGAAATGTTGCCATCGGGCTTTAGAGAGCCAATGCTTCCGGGTGAACTTCCACCCGGATTCTACGACCCCAATGCGATGGATCCATTCTATCCCGGCGTACCCGGAATACTTGATGATGAAAATCCTTATGGTCCGGGTTTCCCAAGCAAACCATTTGTCTACAATCCAATCGACACATCTAAACCATACCCCATCTTCCCAACACCAGATATCCCATACCCAGACATTCTGGACCCTTACATCATTACACCTGATGATATTCGTGACTTTGATCTCCCAGAATTTCTTCGTAGATTGTTCGATAGAGATTGAAAGACAACCAAATTGTGAAATCATTCAAACGTTACATCACGGAGGAGGAGTGCCAAGAGTATTCTCCCAAAGAGATAAAGGATCTGGAGATCTTTGCGGATCGCTTGCTTCGTAACTTTGACATTGACATGGAATTCACAAGACACTTCCGTGATCGAATGGGAGATGATCGAAATAGACCCTGTATCAAAATCAGTGAACTACAAAGATTGTTCAAAAAAATAAATAGGTACGGAGGTAGACAAATCAAAGGACACGGAGAGGGTCAGGCAGTCGTATACGACATGCAAAATGATTTGAATCTCCCTGTCGTAATCGACATGAAACCTGATGGTACTTTTGAAGTCAGAGCAAAGACCATCATGCGTAAGAAAAACTTCCGAACTCCAAACAAGAAAATTGTATACTGAGGCAGCCATGAAATCGTTTAGAAAGTTTTTACAAGAAGAGATTGACTTGCCGAAGCGAAAGTTTGTAAACATTCCTCGGGTCTTGCTTGGAAAAAACAATGACATCACAAAAGAAATTTTTGATTTGATTGACAAGACCTACGCATCAATCGGAGGTCACGTTGACTTTAGTAAGCCGGGAGATCTCCCCTCTGATTTCACCTTCTGGATTGGTGCAGACACAGACAATGATCCGGATGTCGATGCGGTTCGTTTTGGAAAGCAAGGTCCGGGCGGCTTGAAGTTGGCTGGATCTGGCACGGACGGATCTGATGCAGCAAAGCAAATGATGATCAACAAGACAGCAAAAATGTTGAATACAAAAGGAAATTATGGAGAGATGAGTGGTGGTATTGCTCACATGATGATCAAATACAAAAAAGTTCCCTTTGTTTCAAATATTGAAGACATCAAAAAACTACTCCCCGGAAAAGATGTCACCTACATCGGTGAGCATCCAAACGGAAAATATCCCGGCTACGATGGCTGGTATGAGCGAACCATCGGCGGCAAGAAGCATATGAAAATTATTCTTGGCAGTCCGAAGGGAGTCCGCGTAAAAAGACCTTGACAGGATTGAAATCAGTGGTAGATTATTGTCATGAACATCTTCGTAGTAGACGAACATCCCGTCCGTGCTGCCCATCAAATGGTTGATAAGCACATCGTAAAAATGATTTTAGAGGCAGGTCAAATGCTCTCTACGGCTCATCGGGTTCTTGATGGTGACGAGTATTACGACCGCACCAAAAACAATAGACGCATCAAGCGATGGAAACTCAACGACGAGCGAGAGGACAAACTCTGGAAGGCTTCGTTCGTTGGACATCCCTGTACACAGTGGACAATGAAAACACAGATGAACTATCGGTGGCACGCGACACACGCAATGGCATTGTGTCGAGAGTACACTCACCGCTACGACAAGATACACAAAGCACAGCCACTCATTGAGTATTTGTTCAATCGAGAGCCAAGAAACATTCCAGTCGGAAAACTTACCAAGTTTGCAGTTGCAATGCCTGACCAATACAAGGTAGAATGCCCTATCGAATCCTATCGAAACTACTACAAAGGAGAGAAGGCATACTTCGCAAAATGGAAGAAACGCGAAGTGCCGGAGTGGTGGCAATGAACAAAGATCAAAAAGTATTGGTGACAGGCGGTGCAGGATACATTGGTAGCCACATCGTTCTTTCGTGTTTGGATGCAGGCTATGGTGTCGTTGTGATTGATCGTGACGAAAAAGCCTGTAAGCATTTGCAGAAGTGTCTGAGTCGCAGAAAGAAACTCAAAGTCTTCAACGCAGACATTGAGAACGAGATCTACTTGGATGGGGTCTTTGAGAACGAGAACATCGGTGCAATCATTCACTGTGCTGCCGACATCTCTGTTCCAGAGTCCGTAGACAATCCACTCAAGTATTACTACAACAACACAGCAAAAAGCATCAAACTGCTTGAGAGAGCAAAGAAGTTCGGAGTGAATCGTTTCATTCTTTCGTGTACTGCTGCGGTGTATGGTGAACCATCTAGTGACGTTGCCAGTTGCATTCCAGAGACACAGCCCTGCAAACCGATCAATGCCTACGGCGAGTCGAAGTTGATGTTTGAAACTATTCTCAAGAAGTACAGTGCCACCAACTCAAATTTCAAATACACATCGCTTCGGTATTTCAATGTTGCAGGAAACGACATTCAGAATCGTGTGCAAGACATCAACTGGCGATACAAAGAAAATGTTGTTCCAAAAATCTTGTCTCGACTCATTCAAGGTAAGGGTGAGTTTACAATTTTTGGAAAAGATTACAACACGCCAGATGGCACATGCGTTCGTGATTACATTCATCCCACCGATCTTGCAAATGCACATTTGATGGCATTGAAGCAAGGAGTGACGGGTGTGTTCAATCTCGGTACAAACAAGGGACATTCAGTTTGGGATTTGGTCAAGGAAGCAGTCAATATTGTTGATGCCGAATTGAATGTGTTGAAAGGAAACAGACGCAAAGGTGATCCCGAAATTCTTGTTGCCAACGCAACAAAGTTTATGAAGAAAACAGGATGGGAACCATCCTACTCAATCAATGATATCATGCGAACAGCATACAAGGCATACTTGAAAGTAAAGTAAGAAAGGAAAGACAATGGAAGAAGAAAAGTACAGTGAGTACACAGAAAACGTGTATGAATCCAACAAGCAAAACACAACAAACGCAAGAGAGGCAGTATCGGATTACTCTGAACAGCACAAGAAACTTTTTGAAACGGAAGGTGATGTGTTGCAAAACCTGTTGAAGCAAGAGGCTCAACAATCTGAGTCCCCAGCAGAGCAAGTAAAAAATGATGCCGAGGTTCGTTCCCGTGCGGCAAAACTGACGGACGAAATTGCCACCCGTGTCCAAGAAAATTTTATGGACATCATGTTTGGTAGATACAAAGATGTACCATCATTCAAATCTTTGATTGAAGATGCAGATATTGATGCAGAGAATCTTTTGAAAATTTTGATTGCCTTTGAAAAACCACAGGCACAACTTCATGAGGTTGTTACGAATCCTGATTCTGACATCGCCAAAAAGTATTCTGAGTTCATGAAGCCTACCCAACAAAAACAACTAAATGAAGTTTTGACAGGGCTTGTAAATGACATCAAGACTCTGTATACTGATGAAGACATCGAACTGGTTTCAAGCAAAATTACCAGTTTGTTCAGTCACATCGAAAAAGGAGAAATCACGGGACAGTAACATGGGAAACATGAAGCGAAAGAAGGCAAACCGAAATCCAAAGCGTAAGTTTTTTGACAATCGAGACAAAGGAGAAAAGAAGTCTGATCGTCGAAGTCAACGGCATCACGAACAAAATTATCTTCGGGGTGCAGCATTTGGAGATTTGAATATTGAAGACTATGAGGAATACATGGATGACAACCGCCAAAACTAATACTATGAAACTTTCAAAACAAACTGTGGCTATTCTGAAAAGCATGGCTGGAATCAATTCAAACATTCACATTCTTCCGGGCAACGAACTTGTTTCAGTCTCTCCGGGTAGAAACATTATGTTCAAGGCAACAGTCGAAGAACACTTTGCAACAGAGTTTGCGATCTGGGATCTGAGTCAGTTTCTCGGAACCTACTCATTGTTCTCCGATGCCGAGATTGATTTTGGCGAGGCAGCACTTCGTATCAAGTCTGGTCGCCAGTCTTGTGAGTATCACTATGCAGATCCACGACTTGTTGAGGGTTGTCGCCCACCGAGCAAGTTCAATTTGCCCGAGGTGAAAGTTGTCTTTGAACTTTCTCAGCAAGAATTGAATGACATTCTTCGGGCTTCTGCCGTTCTGCAACTTCCTGATATTTTGTTTACCAACGACGAGGGCAAAGTGAAGATCATCGCACTCGACAAGGAAAAGCCAAACTCAACAAACAAGTATGAAATCGAAGTGACACCATCAGACATGGATTTGAATTCTTCTTTCAAGATCTATCTCAAGTCCGACAATCTAAAAATTCTTCCCGGTGACTATGAGATCTCTCTGTGTGAAAAGTTGGCAATGACCTTGAAGCACAAGGACATTGATGCAAACTATACGCTTGCAGTGACCAGCGACTCCGTGTACAATGGACTCGTATGAAAATTATGAAAGGGCAAGAAAATGAGTAAAATTATTGATGGGAAGGTCGGAGGAGAACTCTGGAGAAAAGAAAACGGACTGCAAAAGACGGCTCTGATCACAGGTATCAATGGGCAAGATGGTTCGTACCTCGCTGAGTTTCTTTTGGGAAAGGGATACGAAGTCCACGGCATTCTGAAAAGAAACTCAGTATCAGAAAATCAAACTGCAAGACTTGATAACGTTTATGACAAACTACATTTGCACTATGGTGATCTGAATGATCTGTCTTCTCTCATCTCTGTCTTGCAAAATGTGAACCCTGATGAAATCTACAACCTAGCGGCACAATCACATGTGCGGATTAGTTTCGATATGCCGATCTACACCGCTGCCACTACGGGTCTTGGTGTTCTCAATGTTTTTGAGGCGTGTCGTTTGATCTGTCCAGAGGCAAAGGTTTACCAAGCGTCATCATCCGAAATGTTTGGAAACTCTATCGACGATGATGGCTTCCAAAGAGAAACTACACCGATGATGCCAGTTAGTCCGTATGGTTGTGCAAAGGTGTTTGCATACAACATTGCAAGAAACTATCGTAATTCATACAACATGTTCATTTCAAATGGTATTTTGTTCAATCACGAATCACCCCGTCGAGGCTCAAACTTTGTGACGAGTAAGATCGTCAAGGGTGCGGTTGCCATCAAAAAGGGAAAACAAAAGTATCTCAGTCTTGGAAACCTGAATGCAACTAGGGACTGGGGACACGCGAAAGATTATGTAAAAGCAATGTGGATGATGTTGCAACAAGAAACGCCTGATGATTTTGTGTGTTCGACAGGAACATCAAACTCTGTCCGTGACTGTGTTCAATATGTTTTTAGTAAATTAGATTTGGAAGTCGCCAAGCATGTTCGGGTTGATCCCAAATATTTTAGACCAGAAGAACTGACTGATCTAAAAGGGGATTCAACCAAACTAAGAACACAACTTGGCTGGACTCCTGATTACACGTTTGAAACTTTGCTTGACGAGATGATCGAGCATGAGTATACTGGATCGTATGTTGATGTCCCCTATGATGCAATGAGGTGAAAATGCAAACTACTGAACAACACTTATGGGTCGAGAAGTTTCGACCACGAAAAGTGAAAGACTGCATTCTTCCCGGTGGCTTGAAGCAAACGCTCCAAGCCATTGTGGATTCTGGTGAAATGCAAAATCTTTTGTTTTCTGGTGGTCCCGGTTGTGGCAAAACGACTGCCGCAATCGCAATGTGTGAGGAGATCGGTGCGGAGTGGATCAAGATCAACTGCTCCGAAGATGGCAACATCGATACGCTTCGAACACGGATTCGTGACTTTGCCTCTGCACTATCACTTTCCGGTGAACAAAAAGTCGTGATCCTCGACGAGTTTGACTATGCAAATGCTAACAGTTTTCAGCCTGCCTTGCGTGGGTTCATCGAAGAGTTTGCTGCAAACTGTCGCTTTGTCCTGACCTGCAACTTCAAGAATCGGATCATCGAACCGTTGCATTCTCGATGCACCTGTGTTGACTTCCGCTTCACAAAGGAAGAGCAGATGAAGATGGGGTCGCAGTTCTTGAAGCGTCTGGAGAGCATTCTACAGGGCGAGAGCGTCCACTATGATGGTCGTGTCATTGCGAAGTTGATCATGCGTCATGCCCCAGACTGGCGGCGTATCTTGAACGAGTGTCAACGATACTCTGCTTCCGGTGAGATCGATGTCGGCATCCTGTCTGAGATCGGTGACGTTGGCATTCACTCTTTGATGTCAATCTTGAAGAACAAGGACTTCTCCAAGTTGCGTGGTTGGGTGGTTGATAACAGTGGCAATGAAGAGACTGAGATCTATCGCAAAGTCTATGATGCGTTGAGCGACAATCTCAAACCACAATCCGTGCCAGCGGTGATTCTGATTCTGGCAAACTATCAATACAAGGCTGCGTTCGCTGCTGATTCGGAAATCAACATGATGGCGTGCCTGACTGAGATTATGATGGAGGCGGAGTTCAAATGATAACAGCACAAGAACTCTACTTTGCGACAAGAGGTCTTCCAAAGCACGAAATGATTTTTGTAGAGACTGGCACTTATACTGGTGACATGGTTGACATGGCACTTGAATTTGGATTTTCTGAGGTTAGAAGCGTGGAGATTGCTGAAAAATACTACAATCAGTCTAAGGAGCGTTTTAGTGATGAGGTAAAATCAGGGAAGGTGAAACTGTATCACGGAAACTCTGCTGACCTGTTGGAAAAAATGATTGGAAAAACAAAGAAACGCATAGTGTTTTGGTTGGACGCACATTGTAGCCAAGGAGACACGGGAGGGAATGATAACAAAAATCCTCTAATTGATGAACTAAAAACAATCAAAAAAGTTTCATCTAGGAATGATCATGTGATCATGATTGACGATTTGCATTTTGTACGAGGCGGGTTGTATCTACATCATCACACACCCTTCACAGAAGCGGATTTGAATAATCTAGTTAGGGACATCAACTCCGATTACAAATTCAAGTACGCCGATTGTCGAACGCAAGTCACACATAAAGACACACGAAAAGAATTTCGCGTGTCTCTCATTGATAAAAATATTGTCACCATGTATACTGAAGATTGTCTTGTCACACCAAAGTCTGTGCTGATTGCGAGAACAGATTGGAAAGATAAATGAAACTTGGCGACTATCTAAACGCGATCAACTACACGAAGGACAATCTCTTTGAGGACGTAGCCGCTCACGGTGGCTACGTTCCCTTCGTGATCAATCGAAGCCTGTCATACTTCCCTGACACCGTTCTACAAGCCAATGAGATGAACACACACCATCACCTTGGAAAGCGTGAGCAGTTTGACTATCTCCGTCATTCGATTCGGAAACGAAGACGATTCAGCAAATGGCTCAAGAAAGGCTCTGATGAACGAGTCGAATCAATCAAATTGTTCTATGGGTACGGCACAAAAAAAGCACTCGAAGCAATGAAAGTCCTGTCTGATGAGCAGATTGACGAGATCCACGGTCAAATGCGAAAAATGCAAGGCTCCTAAATACGATTGTGGGATTGATACCCCTTTTCGTATCATGGAGTTATCATGGAAAATACAGACAAGATCGTGGAATCTCTTGTAGAAGTTACATTGAATGATCCACAAGACTTTTTGAAAGTCAAAGAAACACTAACAAGGATTGGAGTGTCATCCCGCGTTGGGAACAAACTTTACCAGTCGTGTCACATTTTGCACAAACGAGGTAAGTATTACATCACACACTTCAAAGAACTTTTCGCCCTCGATGGCTTGCCATCCAAAATGACAGATGATGATTTCGGTCGTAGAAACACAATTATTGGTCTACTTGCCGAGTGGAACTTATTGAAAATTGTCGATGAAAAAAGTTGTGAGAATCCTCTTGCATCTTTGAGAAAAATCAAGATAATCTCTCATAAGAATCGACATGAATGGGAACTGATTCCCAAATATCACATTGGACACAAGCCACCAAAGGAGGAGTGATGGAAATTGATCTTCGTAATGTAAGAACTCGTTGGATGAATCTAGACAGAGACACGGAAAAAGCAGAACTCATGATTGAGTTGCTTGATCGTCTTGGCATGAAAAACCACGAAAGATTTTCCGCCGTCACCGGCATCGAACCACATGAGGGTGTTCGTCGTGGTGAAGAACATTATCGAAGTTGTGCAGAATCCCATTTTGCAATTCTTGAAGAAACAATTCTCAAAGACGGAGAGCCTGTTCTGATTCTTGAAGATGATGTTGAAAATACAGAGGCGATACACGACTTTGTTTCTAAAGAATACGAATCCCAACTCCTGTGTCCCGATGACTCAGACGCAATCTATCTTGGCACATCTCATGGCGATGGTCAGTACCACGCAGAGAAAGTTGAAAACTCCAGTTGGCTCAAAATCCGAGGTGTTTTTGCCACACACGCGATTCTGTACCTTAGTAAAACTTATGCGGAAAAAACAATTGAAGTTGGCAAAAGGTACATCTACGAAAAAAACACACCCTTTGATGTAGGATTGGCAAAAGATCTTCAACCTACGAAGTCTGTGTATGCCCCAATTATTCCTTTCTTCTACCAAGCAGACTCAAAAAATTCTGTGAACAAATGGGAAGGTATTACAAAGACCCCATTGAAATTTGGCACTCAGTTCAAAATCGGTACTGTGTCGTGGTGAAAAAAAATCTATCTTTCAATTCTCTCGGGGGCTACGGTAGACTTGGTAACCAAATGTTTCAATACGCAGCAGTATACTCTGCGGCAAAAAGTCTTGGTATGTCTGCCACTGCAAACTTGTCCGCAAGCACACTCAAAGATTGTTTTGTCTTAGGGGGTGTCAAGGATGAAATTGTCGAGCCAGATGCCATATACAATGAAGCGAATTTTGCATACGATGGAATTTTGAAAACTGCACCTACCGACATGAACATTGATGTTGTCGGTTACTTTCAAAGTGAAAAAAACTTTTCAGAACACAAGACTCAGATCAAAGAGCAATTTGAATTCAAGGATGAGGTAAGGGAATCTGCACTGGAAAAATTACCTGATGGTGTTTTGGTTTCTGTTCATGTTCGAAGGGGTGACTATTTACAACTGTTCGATACTCACACGAATCAAGGTGAAATGTATTACAAAAAGGCTATCGAAAAATTCAAAGATCATCGACCAGTAGTTTTCTCTGATGACATTGAATGGTGTAAAAACGAAATGGAATGGCTTGACAATGATCCTGTATTCATGGACAATGATCAATACACCGATCTTTGTCTCATGTCTAATTGTAATACACACATCATAGCCAATAGCAGTTTTAGTTGGTGGGCTGCATGGTTGAGTGGTGGACAAACTGTTGCCCCCAAAGAATGGTTTGGTCAGAAAGGACCAGAGAATTGGTCAGACATCTATTGTGAAGGGTGGGTTGTATGTTAGTGAAAAATAGTCTTGATCCTAGTCTACTTTACCTAAGTGAAGTTTTTGATAATGATGAGACACTGCTTGTTGATATTTCAATTTTGGCAGATTACGATAAAGATGCGATTTGTTGGATGGTGGAAAGTCCTGACATTCTTCAAGAGTGGGGCAAGTTGTACCGCGTAGATTTTTATGATGCAATGAACAAACTATTGGAAAAAAACTTTTTCAAACATGTGATAACGGCAGACCCTACGTTCGCAAAATATGAATGTGTTCATATGACAAAACCATGTGCGCCGTCGTGGATCAAAAATGAAGATGCTAAGATGTATGAAAAATCAGATCTTGTCACCTTCATCACATCAGCAAAAACATATACTCCACTTCAAAAAAAGCGTCGAAAACTCGCCGAGGACATGATCTCAAAAAACATCAAAGTCTATGGTCGAGGCTTTGTTGAAGTTGACAACAAACTTGATGTCTTGAAGCATTATCGTTTTTGCGTGGTGATTGAGAATGGTATTCACGAAAACTACCATACAGAAAAAATTCTGGATTGTCTTCGCACAGGAACAGTTCCAATCTATCTTGGTGATCCTATGATCGGAAACAATTTCAACATCGAGGGTATGATTACTGTTGAAGACACAGATCAAATTCTTGAGATCCTTGATTCCTTGTCTGACGAAAAATACGAGTCTATGCTTCCCGCCATTCAAGACAATCTAGAAAGAGCGTTGAAGTATGACAATAGCCCTGAGAAAATTCTAGAAGAGTTCTTTGCGGCACATAAATAATTGAACACACAGGAGAAAATTATGAGTAAGCGACCCAGCGTAACCCTTTGTATGATTGTCAAAAACGAAGAACACATCATCAAAGAATGTCTTGAATCCATTTACAAGCACATCGACAGATACGACATTTCCGACACCGGCTCAACCGACAAAACAAAAGAAATCATCAAAGAGTTCTTTGATGAAAAAGGCATTCCCGGTGAAGTCTATGACATTCCTTGGAAGGGATTTGGTAAGTCAAGAACACAGGCATTTGAAAACGCAAAGCCTCACGCTGACTATGCATGGGTTATCGACGCTGACGATAGACTTCAAGGAGACTTCAAGTATCCAAAGGAGATGACTGCCGACAGTTACGCACTCAACATTCATCGAGGTGAGTTCAACTGGTGGCGACAGCAGATTTTCAAACTTGAGGCAGACTGGGAATACGTTGGGGTGCTTCACGAATACGCAACAAGCCGAAAGGCAGCAGAGGGAGGCTTCACACCATCCTCGACGAAACTTGAGGGAAAGTATTGTATTGATGCTCGTACAATGGGTGACAGAACTGTTCAGTTTGGTGAAGATCAAGCCGCAAAGTATACAAAAGATGCTGAAACATTGATTGACTGTCTTGAAAATCCTGAAAATGAAAACTATGAACCGGACAATCTTCGCTACATGTTCTACACGGCACAGTCATACTTTGATGCTCAAAATTATGAAAAGGCGTGTGAGTGGTATGAAAAGCGAGCAGTCAAGGGTGGCTGGGAAGAAGAAGTTTGGTATTGTGTCTATCGCATTGCCATCTGTAAGTGTTTGTTGAAAAAGCCTTGGGAGGAAGCACAGGATCACTTCTTACAAGCATGGAACATTCGCCCATCTCGCCCAGAGCCACTATATCATCTCGCAAGAATTCATCGGCAAAATGGAAATCCAAGACTTGGCTACCTGTTTGCAATGCAGGCAAACAAAATCCCACCACCAGTGAATGACATTTTGTTCTTGGCACACGACATCTATAACTGGATGATTCTCGACGAAGTTGCTTCGACTGCATGGCACGCGGGTGACATGATCGCAGGTCTTGAAGCCTCTAATAAACTGTTGGAGGAGAAAAGGTTCCCCAAAGAACATCAAGAAAGAATCGTAAACAACTTTGCTCAGTATGCCCAGTGGCTTGAACAAAAACGTCTTGAAGAACAGGCTCAATACGAAGAGCAGGTCAAGAAGGCAGCCGAGGAAAAAATGAAAAGAACAAAGACACCCGCACCAAGGAGAAAAAAGGCTAAGAGGTAATGGCAGGATTCACCTTCCCATCTAGTGTGACTTTCGGAACCACCCTGACCATCGGTGTAAAAAAATATCGATGGAACGGGTTTGGTTTCGATTTGCTTAGTCTGGAAGGTCCAACTGGTGCTACTGGTTCTGATGGTGCAACAGGAGCCACAGGAGCCACGGGTACAACGGGAACCACAGGAACCACGGGTACAACGGGAACCACAGGGACTACAGGAACCACGGGTACAACGGGGACTACAGGAACCACCGGCACGACAGGAACTACGGGATCAATGGTTGGTGTCGGCGACTACACTGGTTTGAATAATTCTTTCCTAACTCCGGGGTCAGACGGTCAGGCAAACTTTTCAACCTTCTTCGCCCAGTTCTTTGCGGATGACGCAGATAATACAGACTTGACAACATACTTCAATGCAGCAACTCGCGGCACAGTTTTTGTCACACACGCAACTGACCCATCAAGATTTGTCAACTATGCGTTTACAAGTCATATTGTGCCAACGGGGCGTGTTCATCAATTCAATGGTTCAATAATTTCAACAAGTGAAGACACAAGTTCCTTGCCACTTTTTGCAAACACAGCCGTCAAAATGTTTTATGTGAATGATGGTGCAACTGGAGCCACCGGACCTGTCGGTGACTTTGTTGAGTTTTTGAACGGAGCAACCGGAGCGATTACGACTGAGGGCTTGACTTTTGGCTTTGCTGGCATCTCGGTTGGTGCTTCTGGGATTACAAACAATGGTGCTTTTCACAAAGTCGTAAAGACAAGTGCTGGTATCTCAATGGATACCGCAGGACTCACCTTCCCCGACAGCACTCATCAAAAAGGTGCGGCAAAGGGTGTCGCAATATTTACGATAAAGTCTTCATCAGCCTTTTCGCTTGGTCAAAAGATTGAGGGAATGTATCGTATGCCATACGACGCAAAATTACTTGAGTTGGAGGGTAAACTCTCGTCCGCAGGAAATGTTAGAGGTCACATTGAGATTGCTGGTCCCGACTTTGGTAACCCAACAACAAGCCGCCAAGTAGCGATAGATTTTACTCACAACGCTGGTGGCATTTCTTTCGATAATGGTAGTCTGGGTACTTTCAATCTTTCTATACCATCAGTCACAGCAGGAAACTTTCTGTATGTCAACATGACATCGAACAATGCTGGTGCGACTGGTATGCAACTATTCTTGACTTACGAAACGAGGTAATGTATGGCGTTTGGCGGAACATACGATGAAATTTTTATATCGCCTGCGGGAGCCGGAAGTAAAGATGGTTCATCCGTTGCGAATGCGTTGCAAGCGATTGACTCAAATGACTGGAGTTCGTCTTACCTTGCATTAGACAGACAAAGAGTGCGTTTCAACTTCTTACCCGGAACCTACAATGTATCCAGTACCGCGATCTATACAGGCACGACACCGGATGATGACAACCCGAATATGTGGCGTGGCTGCTCGGCTGACGGAACACCTCTGACTGATCATGGATTGCCAAAGTTTGATGAAACAGGAATGTCTCTTGATGTATCAAACTATCCAAAGTTCAACACGACCACCAGTGCTTCCATAACAAGATCAGATCAACACACGTTTATTCACTGCCTTCATATTCATAATACCGCATCCCAGTGTAACTTCGGAGGAAGTATATTTGGAAACGGAAGAAATAGTGACAACAACGGATTCCAAGGTGCTGCACGGAGAGTATTTTATGGCGTAAAGATGGAGGTTGACAATCCAAATAATAATAACTTGGAAATGTTTTACTCTCCGCTCGGAACCATGACCATGTGCGAGGGCAGGTTCCATCCGACTATTTACGACGGTAGATACAAATCGTGCTTCAGGGCGAATGGATCGTTCTACACCACTTTTGACACCTGTGTTGCCGTAGGTCACGGACAAAGCGCAGGTGCAGCACCGGATGATATTAGTGGTGCTAATGCTATGAGTGCGTTTGTAACTGGTGAACCTCACGCAAATAACGTGGTCAATTGTATTGGATACAATCATGGTGGTCACTTCTTGCACATGGGTACATCATCAAGCACGACAAGGCAGAATCTTTTGTTTGCAAATAATACAGGAATTTCTCTTGGCGGTCACTTCATAGATTCCAGCGGTGAGGTTAGTGATGAAAATGTCGCAGAAAGTTTCAATGCAAACCTTTGTTACAAAATAGGGGGGAAAGTATTCCGTGATGCAAATGCTAACCCAAACACAGACTACGGCAACTTCTTTGAAATTGCATATGGTGATGTCGGGGGGACATTTGAGAATCTTTCGATGTTGCCAACAAGAGAGATCAGCGGTGTCTCTGCAAGTGATTTTATAGATTTCGCTAATGAAGATTTTAGAATCCATAGAGAGTCATCACTTTACAAAGGCACTCTGGCACGAAGAAACTTTGGTGCTTTGCAAAACGAAGATTTCGAGTTTACATCAGTTTCCTAAATAGGATAGGAGAATCACATGGCTGCCGAATACAACATCACTCACGACAAAGGAACCACGTTCAAGTTTTACGCATTGTATAAAGACTCATCTGGCAATGCGGTTGATCTCTCAGGTCAGTCTGCAAGAATGCAGATTCGTCGTAGTCCTGATGACACACAACTTGCACTTTTTGTGACAACCACTGGAGTCACGAGCGGTGGTACGACTGGTGAGTTTAGTGGCACAGGCGGTGCTGCCGGAACTGGTGGTATTACTCTCAATGGATCATCGGCAGGTGCAGCGGGAACAAATGGTGGAATCTATGTTGAATTTGACGCTGCGTCCTCATCTTTCTTGCCGACTGGAAGAATGTTCTACGACTTTGAACTTGTGAATGGCGAGGAAGTCACACGAATTGTTCAAGGTAGATTTGAAACTATTTCTAACATTACGCGATGAGCAAATTACAAATTGAAACAAAAAGAAACTCTGTCATTTCAGGTCTTGATGCAAAATCAAAACTTGAGATTGAGGATCCTCGTACTCCAATTATTTCTGGAGAGCAGACAAATCTTACACTACAAAATAGAACAGATTCCAAGATTACTCTTTACATGACCGAGCCTCAGAGTATAATCATCCAACAGAGATCGGATGTCACTGAGACATTTCAAGTGTAAGGAGACTTTAGATTATGATTGATTGTGCGGCTACTAAGACAAAAGTTCTTGGATTCTACGCTCTACATCCACGGGCAAAACTTCCAATGAAACAGACACATGGTGCGGCGTGTTTTGATATACACGCTTGCTGTGATGACTTGATTACTCTCAACCCCGGTGAAAGAGCATTGATTCCTACAGGTTTGATTTTTGATATTCCCGAAGACCATTCCGTGAGGATTCACACACGATCTTCATGGGCGGCTATCAAAGGTATTGGTCTTTCTGTGTCACAGGGGATTATTGATTCCGATTATGTTGAAGAAGTCTTTGTGCCAATGGTAAACAATACTGACAAACTGTTTCACATTCGCAGCGGTGAACGCATCGCACAGATTGAACTTGTAAAAACCATTCCGACAATCAACACATGGATCGAAGACCGTCCCACAAAACGTGGCAATCGTGATGGTGGATTCGGAAGCACGGGAGAGGAATAATGTTTGATCATGTAATTGTGACGCATCCAAAAGATTTTGAATGTTTGCCTTTATGTGTCGAAGGTCTTGAAAACATTTCAGGAAGTTCAGGCAAAGCGTATGTAATCTCATCGGAAGATCCAAAGTTGAATGGTGTAGAATTTGTGAATGAAAAAGAGTTTGATCACATCATCAAATTTTCAGATATTAGAGATCGCCTTGTAAAAGCATACCCATCAACGAATGGTTTGCAGGATGGGTCGGATAGAACTGGGTGGTACTACCAACAGTTTTTGAAGATGTACTCGGGAGAACTTTTGAACACCACTGACAGGTTTCATGTTCTTTGTTCTGACACAATCTTTTTGAATGATCCGGGTTTCAATGAAAATGTTTTTCATTTTCAACTCAATCCAATGAACTGGCAGCCCTACAAAGTTTCAATCAACAATATTTTCGAAGAGGGATTTTGGATTGGAGACATGACAATGCACCACATGTTGTTCTGTCGAAATGGATTACAGAAAATGAAAGAACGTATCGAGGAACAACACGGGAAAGACATGTGTAACTCAATCTTAGATCGCATGACATATGAAAGTGGTGCAAACATGTCAGAGTATGCTTTGTTTGGAAACTGGATGGTAAGAACCGAACCCGAAAAATCTATTCAATATTTTTTGAGGCAACAGGATCTTTTGGACCAACCACTACCTACAAAAGAAGTCTTGAAACAATACAAAGATAATGGTTATCATTATGTCAATTCCCATGAGCATAGTAGAACGTGAGGTGAATATGAATACTTTTGTTACTGGTGGAAATGGAATGCTTGGATCTCATATTTCGTACGGGTTGAAGCCTACGGCAAATGAGGTCAATCTTTTGAACTTCAACGAAACACTAAAGTTCATGAGAGAAAATGATGTCACAACTGTGATTCATTGTGCAGCGAAAGTTGGTGGTTTGAAGTACAACATGGATCACAACTCTGACATGCTTCTTGAAAATCTTGAAATGAACAATAATTTGTTGAGGGCATCGATCGAGTGTGGTGTGAAAAAAATTCTTTCAGTTCTTTCAACATGTGTTTTCCCTGCAACCGCACAAGAGCCGTTCGGAGAAGATGACATTCACAACGGATTTCCACACCCTACAAACTTTGGTTATGCCTACTCAAAGAGAACTCTTCTTGTTGCGTCGGAGGCAATACGACAACAACATGGAATCAATTGCATGAACATCATTCCAAGTAATATGTTTGGTGCAGGAGACAATTTCAATTTGAACGAGTGTCATGTAATCCCAGCGTTGATTCGCAAAGCATACGAATCAAAAAATGGTAAGTTGCTTGTAGGTGGAACTGGTGTCGCACGAAGAGAATTTCTTTATGCAAAGGACGCAGCCAGAGTTATGGAATGGATGATTGACAATATTGATACGTCAGTCCCCGTGATCGTTTCACCTGATGATGACATTTCGATTCTTGAAATTTCCAAACTAATCGCATCAAGGTTTGATCTTGAGATTGAATTTGATGAAACAATTCCAGATGGTCAAATTACACGGAGATCTGACAACTCGCACTTCAAGTCATACTCAGATCAGTGTGATGTCAACCTTACAAATTTTGAAGATGCTTTGAATGAGACAATAGATTGGTTCGTCGAAAACTACAAAAATGCGAGGCTGTAATGACTATAAAACTTGTGGATGATACAATCACACAAAAAGACTTAGACGCTGTATCTGATTGGCTGCGATCTGGACCGAGATTGACCAAGGGTGACCTGACAGTTCAATTTGAAAATGCGTGGAGTGAATGGGTCGGATGCAAACATGCAGTCTTTGTAAATTCAGGTTCATCTGCTAATCTCGCAATCATCTATGCTCTTACACTTACTGAAAAACTCAAAAACAAGAAGATTGTCTATCCTTGTTTGTCATGGGTAACCACAGTTGCACCTGCCATACAATTTGGCTTAGAACCAATTTTGTGTGATACAGACAGATCAACTCTTGGTCTAGATCTCATGCACCTTGAAGTTTTGTTCAAAGAACATAAGCCTGCTGCACTAATGCTTGTTCATGCTTTGGGATTTCCAAATCAGATGAAAGAGATTCTTTCTCTTTGTGAAAAATACGGAGTGCTTTTGTTGGAGGACTCCTGCGAAACAGTTGGTAGCACATACGGCAGAACAAAGACAGGAAACTTTGGGTTTGCTTCTTCATTTAGCACTTACTTTGGTCATCATTTCTCGACGATTGAGGGTGGATTTGTTTGCACAAATGATACTGAATTTTGCAATCTTTTGAAAAGTATTAGATCGCACGGGTGGTCCCGGGATCTAGATTCAGTGACACAAAAAAAATTACAGTCGGACTACAATGTTGATGATTTCAGAAACCTGTATACCTTTTACTATCCGGGTTTCAATCTTAGATCAACAGATCTTCAAGCGTTCATTGGTCTTCGACAACTTGAAAAATTAGATGACATCTGTGAAAAAAGAAATCAAAACTACAAAATCTACCACTCACTGATTGAAAACAATTTTTGGAAAATTGATGATTCGGCGTTTGAGTACGTTTCTAATTTTGCGTACCCAATCATTCACCCAAACAAAGATCACATTGTCGCTGCTCTTGAGGCAAATGATATTGAATGCAGACCGTTGATCGCAGGCAACATCGGCAAGCAGCCTTTCTATACGTCAAGGTATGGATCACAAAACTACCCGTTTGCAGATGTGATACATGACTACGGACTGTATGTTCCAAATCACCAAAATCTTTCGGTGAAACAAATCGAAACTATTTCGCACATCGTAAACAAATCAATCAAGACTAAGGAGATATTATGACCCGAGATGAACTTTTGAAAAATCACGAAACGATCTGTCAAGAAGCCAGAAACCTGATGGAATTGAAAAATAAAGATTACGCGGGGAACGGCGGACTTGAACCGTTTGCAAACTTTACTCGCTGTGAGGCGATGGGGGTCTGTTCCACAGAGCAGGGTTTCCTTGTTCGAATTGTTGATAAACTTTCTCGCATGAGTTCCTTCATTGAATCAGGAACCATGCACGTTGAAAACGAATCTTTTCATGACTCCTGTGTTGATATCATCAATTACATGGTACTGCTGTCTTCCTATGTCGGCGAAAAAGATTCTGCTTGACACAGACGGAACTGGCGTTACAATCCATACATGAGTCGGTTTTATACTAATGTTAGTATTCGTGGAGACAACATCCTCTACAGGGGATACGAGGATGGCAAGAGAGTCGAGGGCAGAGTAGATTACCGCCCCACTCTCTTTGTCTCCACAAACAAATCATCAAAATTCCATACGATGAGTGGTCAATCTGCCGAACCGATTCAGCCGGGGTCCATGTCCGACTGCCGCGACTTTATCCTGCGACACGAAAGTGTGACGGGCTTCGAAATCTACGGAAACACTGACTACATCTACCAGTTCATCGGAGACAAGTTTCCGGATGAAGTCGATTACGATCAAGGCACACTCAAAGTTGCATACATCGACATCGAAACCACAGCGGAGAATGGCTTCCCGCAAGTGACAAATCCAAACGAACGTGTCATCACTATCACGCTCATCGTGCAGGATCGTGAGTACGTTTTTGCACTTGGCGACTGTGTGATGCCAGAGGGAATCAATCTCTACACCTTCACGAACGAACAAGACTTGCT